ACTCTAGAGAAGATTATGGATATGAAAGCGAAGAAAGATGAACCTAAGCAATAACTTTACCTTAGAAGAGTTAACTCACTCTGAAGTAGCAGAGCGTAAGAACCTAGATAATACCCCTAACGCTACAGAGATTGCTAATCTAACTCGATTGGCAGCCTTGCTAGAGCAAGTTAGAACCCTCCTAAACAAGCCAATAATGATTAACTCAGGCTTTCGCTCTAAACCAGTCAATGACTCTGTCGGTAGCAAGGACACTAGCCAGCATAGGCTAGGTTGTGCTGCTGATCTCAGAGTCCCCGGAATGACCCCTAAACAGGTCGTAGAGGCGTGCTTGGCATCGGACATACCCTTTGACCAAATCATCGAAGAATTCGGCTCTTGGACGCATATAAGCGTTCCTAACGGTGTTTCTGACAAGCCTCGTAGACAAGCCTTAATTATTGATAAAGCTGGTACTAGGAATTTTGTGTAACATAATGTCGGTACTTATTAATATCTACCTACAATTTGTAACAAAATTGCCCTATCGGTAACTTTTTCTTAAATCTGCATACTTTTTAAGCAAATATTCCCGATTGGGAAATTTAAAAAACCCCGCCGAAGCGGGGCTGTTTAGTCGTCGTGAGGAGTACTAAATAGGATTCTAATAACCCCTAGATCAATGACGAAATGAGACTCGTCATCAAAACTAGGAACATACTCAAACCCTATACAGAACCCAGTAATAAAGTGTAGGTTTATTATCATTTGACTGGGCAAGCTCCGCTGGCACACTCGTCGCCACCATCAAAACTAGCTTCATCAACGTGTGTAATTAATCGTGTAGAAGCCACAAGTGCATCGTACTGCTCTTTCGTGATTTCCTCCAAAGGCGCTTGGTGAAAGCCGTGTTCATTGTGTAGCAAGAATGACAAGGACTTGTGATTGTTCTTGTAGTTCTTTGCTAGATACTTCTGAATCTCAGGCAATTCTTCCTTACGATAGTACACAGTACAGGATACGCTATTGTCTGACCAGTTAGCCTGTAGCCATTTCACTAACTCTAATTGATCGATAGCGGTCATTTCAGCAGCAATCTTTGTACCTTCAGGATAAGCGAATGGGAATGATACAACCATTGTGCTGTGATCCTCAGAACCATCGAAGTTACGCTGATACTCCACAGGATAGCCATGCTCACGACATACTTGCACCAAGGCATGATCTGCAGCAATACGAATACGACGGATCATGTGACGAGAATATGCTGGATGACATCCTGAAGTAACACCCGGAAGCAACGACAAAGTCCCACTTGGTTTTACAGTGGTGAGCTTAATCGATTCAGGGAAGCCATGCTCATGACTGTACTTAAAGTCAAACTCACGAAGTCGGCGATAGGTATCATTTAACCAGCTACGTTGCTCTTCTGTTGCCTGTAGCACACCTGTAACGCCAATACCCATTCTCATGTTCTTATGCACGATGTCTTCTGTTTCTTTCAGGTGACAAGGCAGTGCAAGACTGTGCTTGTTGATGCGGTACAGCAATTGGCAAACATCTAATAACTGTTCTTTGCTCTCGATGTTAGGAAGATATACTTCTGCTAAACAACAAGTCTCATAAGCAGCCAAAGACTGTTCAGCGCATGGATTATAACCCATAACATCAGGATCAGGATAATCAGTCTCACCAAGACGACCAATCTTACGGGAAAGTTTAAGATTGATAAGACCGTAGGGTTCTCCTTTGCCTTCGTATCCGTCCCAGAAGTATTCGTGTAAGTCCTTAGTATCACTGCAAACAACAGAATTATTAGACATAGCTCTCCAAGAAGGAATATTCCCCATGTCCCAGCGCTTAGCAAGTAGATACTCAACATCGTCAGGGTCTCCTATAGCAATCTGTGCAGAACGGCGTACATTACCAGCAACGACAATAGCACCGATAATGTTCATAATGTCAAGGCAGTCAACAGGACGTAGCTTCTTACCTTTACGCTTCTCAAGGATGTTACTAATCTTAACGATACCGTCACATAAGTCCTCTGGACCGGAAGCAGTACCGCCAAAGCCCTTAATAGGCGCTCCACGACCACGAACAAGGATAGTGCTGTAGGTGAATGTAGGATTAGTGTCGGCTAAGAACGCCGCTTTGAGCGTCTTGCCCAATAACTTGACCCAGCCTTCACGGGAATCAGGCACGATAAAATCAGCGTCAGCGGTAGTAACACGAGTAGGAGCGCTAAAGTTAGCGTTGACCGGAGGAAGTTTATCAACATATTGCCTCTGAATGTTGTAGCCAACACCTGAGCCAAGCATTAGCAAGTCCATCGCCCATGTGAAAGGACGGACGGGTTGATCAATAACGGTAAATGCACAGTTCTGTAAACTAGCCAATCCTAGCCGATCAACTGTCTCTGTCCCCATTTGCCATAGGAAACGTCCAGCAACAGTGCCTTTCAATTCCAATAAGTACTTCCGTAGACGCTCTTGCTCGTCAGCGTCAAAGCCACAGCTTAGCTGATCGTTAGCAGCTTTAATAACCCGTTCAACGGTGTCGGTAAACTCTTCTGTTTTTGATTTTGGATCTGTTTCACTTAATCTCCTTGCATATGTTCTTTTGTATGTAATATATCCGACTGTGCTAAATGGTGTGTTATAGGTCATTCTACTTCTTTCTCAAGTTTGTCAAAGTTGTCTTCAATTAAATCAATAAATCTCTCAACGAGATCCTCCGATGATATCTCCAGAAGCTCTAACAAATCAATCTCATTTATTTGCTTTAGTCTGTCTTTTAGATCGTGTATTGTTAATGCCATCTTTCTTTACTTTCGTTGGTTGTTGAAAATGCGTTAGGGCTTTCTCAAGTCCTTCCGTCCAAGTATCATACCAAATAGTCTTCATGCTGTCGTACCAGTATGTTGTGTCTCCTTTTGGGAACCACCTCCAGCACGCTGAACCTTCTTGTCCTATCAGGTTTGCTACAGGGACACCGACAGAGCCAGCACAGTGAGCTATTGCTGAGTCCACTGAGATAACTCCATCGAGTGTTTGAATTTGATCAGCAGTATCGCTCCAATGCTTTGATGTAATAAAGCCATCATCTTGCTGTAACGATACCCAATCAAACTCTGGGTGCTGCTTAATGAAGTTTAGCATAAGCTCTTTAGGCATCTGCTTAGCTTTCATATTCCAGCTATTGTTTAAGGTTGTATAACAATAACCCAATAAGGGTTTCTGTCGTACTGGCTTAACAATCTTAGGATTACGAAACATACCTTCACTGCCGTATATCTTCTGTACTGGTTCAGCAGGTATTACATTGTGTTCCATTAAGAAGTACGGCAACGACATTACCTTAATCTTTACTGCGTTGGGAAAAGATTCCCCTGCGGTGTATAAACCGTTATGATTAGGTAGTCTGTTAAATAGCCGAATTACAGGATCAGGGAATAACAACTTCACTGATTGTAGTCCAGCTTGTTTGAGCAGAGGAATGAAACGACTGAATTGAATAATGTCGCCCCATCCTGCTTCAGACCACACGATAGCATTCTTACCTTTGCACCAATTTCCGGGAACCCAAACAGGAGTCTTTGAGAAGTCTGTTTTAATCCCTTGTTTGATTCTTAAATCTGGTAAAGAACGCAACTCATGCAGATAAAAACCATGTTCCCAATCACCTTGTTTTATCAAATCCATCCCATGTTGATAAGCAGGATTGGCGGCTTGCTGGTCTTTAATGCCGTAGAAATTAATACGGCGATTCTTGTTTAAGTGTATCATGAATAGTACTTTTTGTCAATACTTTCGTAGTTCGCAATAAGAAATTCTATGTAATGTTTAGCCTTTTCAAGGTCTTCCACGCCATTCTTGTATGGAAAGCGAAGTAAGTACTTAACAACATTAGCACTCCAAGGATCTAGCCCGTAAGCCAGCATAACGTCCCAAGGCTGGATTTCTGCGACTTGGTAATGGCTACCCCCAACCTGCTTATGATCGGGGCTTACAGACTCGTTTATGCAGTCTATATAGTCTTTTAGCTGCATTGTTTTATCCCCACAGAAGATTTTACCGCTTTTGTAGACTGCGACCAAGTTCCACAAGCAAGGCACTGATAGCGTTGATAGGTTCCGGTACTAGAGATCGAAGTGCCTCGTTTCTGCAGACGAGTCGAAGCACAATTAGGGCAAACATGATCATCAGCAAAGAGATTGTGATTAGGATGATTGCGGATCCAAGGACGCAAAGAGTTATACAACGACTCAAGTAAAACGACATCTTGTATATTATATTGCTCCATACGCTTCCACGCATCTTTATCTCCATTCATACATTTAACCCAAAGCTCATGTCCTTCGTGTTCGTGTTTCTTACCGAGATTGAGTCGCTGTGCTACATAGTCCAGTTTGTTACTAGGAAACCTAAAGTTGCTACGAACAACACGCAATAGGTCAATTTGTTTATAAGGCGATGGTGGATTAAAAGTATGTAGTAAGAATTCTTTGTTAAGAGTAGGAATATCAAACTTAGTACCATTGTAATGAACCACAGCATCTGCATCATTGAGAAGTCCATGAATCCCTTTCAGCATTGCCTTCGGTTTAGATTGATGAACAGAGTCAAATACAATTTCTTTATCACCTAGCCACTTTGCTGCATAGCACAAGACATAAGAAGATTCCATTAATTGATTGATGCTGACGTTTTGCTGCCACAGACCCCAGACATGGGCTGTGTTAGGACTTGTCTCAATATCAAGCAATAGGATTTTCATGCCCAATCCTGTTCTTTGTCCTGCTTATTGAAATCAAACTCAGGTTCCATAAAGTCTTGCTGCAAGAACTCCGCCCAAGCCTCTTTAGATATCATGTGTGTGTCAGCACGATCATAAAAGGTTGTATTGTCGCCAATGAACTTAACACGATCAACAATGTTGTATCCGTACTGTGATGAGACAACATCCGCACACATTAACATAATCTCCATCCACTGAGGAGATTCGTCAAAGTTACGAGTACGAATGATGCAATCCTCATTATCCATAATCTCAATTTTTACGTGTAACATTTTTATTTCCTTTCTTAGTTTTAAACTGCTTTTCAAACTTATCAATTGAATTACGCAACAACTGATTAAAACCAAACTCAATCATAAAGCAACGCTCCTCTTCGGTCATGTCTATCTGAAGCTCAGCGCCTCCATCTTTAAGCTCTTTCATCTCTAATACTTTCATCATTTCCTCGCTATCAAATCAAAAAATACTTCTGCATCTAAAACAACTAAAGGCTTCTTACCGTTTTGCTTAACAACAGCAACTGGTTCATGGTTGCCGTGTGTCTTTGCTTGTTCATAGTAATTGTAAACTGCTACTTTGGCAAGACTCTTACATTCAAACTGATAGGGTATTGCGTCTCTTGCCGCTGGACTTAGCTTCACATCTTCCCCGCCGGCTCCCATTGACGTGCTTACGAGGTCTCCTTGGCGTAGCTGCGGGAACCTTTTTTGCAACTGCTCTGCTACCCACTTTTGTAGGTTTCTTCCCTTTGCCTTTGCTGACTGCGGTTTCATCTTTCATTTCCTCTAGCTGTTGCGTTAATATCCATGACTTGGGAATACTAATACGATTGTTGCATTCGTGATCTGACACAGTTCCTGCGACACAGATAGCATCATCTGTTTCACTAACCAGAAAGCCAACAGTTACACATTGTGCAATGTCAACCTTTGGTTCATCCCATCCCGCATCTGCTTGTGCATCAATCCATGTAATCTTAATAATCGGACAATCCTGTAACTTCACTTTATTGGCGGTTGCCATACTTGCTTCTCCTCTCTAAGTATCCAAAGTAAACGAGCATTTTCAAGCACTCTGGCTTCGTCGCCATCGTACGCTTTCAATACAGCTTCGTACATCTCTAATTCATTATTACAATCTACCAACAACTTCTTGGACTTCACCGGACCAATGCCGGATAGTCCAATAATGTTGTCAA